GCCGCCACCAGTACCAAGATCAGCACCGCTAAGCAGATCCAAAGCACCTTGCAAACCTTTGTTGTCGCCCGCAGCTTTAAGCTTGTTGATCGCAGCGGTAGCACTATCGATCTGGATGACTTCACCGTCAAGTTTGAACGTGCCAGACGTTTTGCTCAGGTTAAAAACGTCGAGTGTTCGATCGCCAAAGTCTGAAAGTTTGTCGATTGCACCGTCTGTGCTTTTAGCAAGATCAGCAAACGACTTCGCAGACACACCACTACCTTCTGCGGCTTGCAAACTGATCGCAGCAAGCCCTGCCTCAACCTTTGCAGCGTTGACGCTTGCCTCATCCAAAGCCTTAGCCAACTGATACACAACAATGGCTGCACCAACAGCACCAATACCTGCAGCGGCCTTGCCTACACCTGTGAGTGAACGTGTAGCAGTGCCACCAACCATTGAAACCTGTGTGAACTGGTCACGCATCTTCATCACAGCACCAGTGCCAACAGACAAAGTACCGACAAGGCCCGCACCGATAGCACCCATAGTTGCAAGCTTGCCAGCAGTTTCACCGACCTTCGGGTTGATCTCACCAGCTGCAGCACCGATACCAAGGATCGGGTTTACAACATCGAGTACGCCTTTGCCGACAGACTCTTTGAGCTCACCAAACTTGTTTTTCATAATGTCAAGTTGGCCTGCGAAAGTGGCACCTTCTGACTCAGCAAACCCCCCTACTGAAGCGGCAAGCGCAGCAATCGTGTCTTCAGTAGCGGTTGAACCAAGACCAAGCGATTCGACCTCGATACCCATCTTCTTTAGCGCACCCGATGAACCCTCGGAACTCTTCCCCACTGCCTTTGCAGCTGCGTCGAGATCCACGCCCATCTTGCGTGACAAGTCAACAACCAGAGGTGTGAGTTGTTCTGTCTCTTTTGATGTGCGACCGAACTGCACAAGCAAAGCCTGCGCCGAAACAATCGCATCATCATCAGCAACAGTCACCTTCATCAAAGCTGATGCCTGATCACGCAAAGCTTTACCGTTACCAGGGAACGCAGCAGTACTATTCTTGATTGAGTTAGTTAGCTTCAACTGCTGTGTCTCAGCTGCCGCAGCCTCCTGCGCAAACATGGCAAGGCCGGCACCGAGTGCCGCAGCGCCAACAACCGCACCGGAACCAAAGCTAGTTAGCTTCGAGCTCATGCGGTCCATTGACTTCTGTGCTTTGCCGAGCTCACGATCAGCAGTGTTGCCAATCTTTTTAAACTCACGCACAGCACCACTGGCATCAGCGTCGATGAGGATCTGTAACCGTTCAAGTAGAGCCACTGCTCACCGCCTCGCTAAGAAGTCTGAGATCCCGAATGCTTAGGCTTCGGGTTTGTTCTGGGGTCCACTGGAATCTGAGAGCACACCAGACGACCCAGCTGTCTGTGGATCGTCCTCCCCTTTTGGGATAGGCCCTTCATAAATCTCAGGCATATCATCAGGCACCTGGACGAACACATCTGTAAGCATCCGCACTGTTAACACTGCAGGCTCAACGCCTTGTTGTGCGCATGCCGCTGCGTAAATGTACTTCGCATTCTTTGCCGACTTGAACGGGTGCGATAGGAGCGCCCACCACTCCTCATCACAATCCGCTTCAAGTTGCACCAGCTCATCAAGCGTGAAGTCAGAAAGTCTGACCTGCTTTTTGTCTGGAAGGTTGACGGCCCACTCGTCAGCCATGATCAGGTACCAACGCTGTTAATCGAGCTCGCCGCTGAACCTGTACCGCTGATCTCAACAGCACCAGAAACGGTCTGAGTGATCGACAGATCGAAGTGCGCTTGCCCAAAGAAGTACTGAGCGTTGTCGGTCGATGGGTACAGGTAAAACTTACGCCCTGCAGCAACCGAGTTAGTAATACCGAACTGCGAACCTGCAGCAGTATCCCAAAAACCACCGAAGCTGATGCTGCCATCAGGCAGACCAACAACGTAAGTCTTCGAGGTGTCAGAAAACGAGGTCACTTCGGTCTTGTCGGTGGTGGAGTCCAAGCCCCATGTGTTCAGGTTTGCAACAGGTGAAGCCGCTGCAGTCCCGTTTGCACTCGCATCGATGTATACACGGCCCTTGCGACCGCTGATCGGATTAGCCATTAGCTTTCTCTTTTCACTAGGCCACACGCTGCAAGCAACATGTGGGCATTATTCGGAAACGTACGATCAGCGACCACACGTTTTGCCTGCTCAGCGGCAATCTGCCGCTCAACGGGATTCTCAAGAGCCCAGCGTATTAGCTCGCCAAGTTCTTCAGGACTATCAAAAGTAGGGAGCATCGGAAAGAGCTCGTCGGACTCACCACGAGACTGGCGTGCAAACCAAGTGCCAGATGCTGCGAGCTCGATCTCACGAGGCCCAACAGACCAACCATCACAACCATCAACCACATCGCCGTTGGTTTCAGTACGGTAAATGTTGAAACTGGTTTTAGCGCCACGGTACAACTCTGCTGTTTGCACATTGTCGATGCAGTCTTCGATGTCATGCACAACACGATCAGCCAAAATACTCGGCACGTTCTGCCAGTTACCAGCCAACGCAAGATCGATGCCGTCGAAGTTGCACCGCTCGAGGAAAGCAACCCTCGACGGGTAGCCCGTACCGACAAACACACAATCGCTCAAGTAGTCCTCGTGCGCTTCGCCTTCAAAATGGATCTCAGGCCGGTAAGCGTGCGGTGTGTAAACCGCTGTCGTGAGCGTTGCGTACTGGCCCATGTTCGTCGGATCGTTCAACGCCACAGCATCGAAGTGCGGTGCGATCAGCAGTTGCCGTGATTCCTCATAAGGGCTCTCGGTCATCACACAAGCAGTTTTGATACCACGACCACGACACACCTCAAGAAACTGCGGATCAACCGTAAAGCCTGAGATGAACACGATGAGTTGTGGCCACCAGTACAACGCAGCCTGTGGCAGGCCACTGATCGCAAACGAGTACACGTTCTCTGTTTTCGGAAACGCTTTGATGTAGGTGCCGTCATCCATACCAAGATGGGCAACACTGGCCCATGTGAGACGGTCACCCAAATTGTACTGCTGGACCTCGTGGCCTAACTGCTCGAAACCCTCAACCCAACCATCATGCACATCTTGCACACTGAAATTAGGACCGGGGTGCACAACAAGTATTCGCATTACCTGCGACTCGCCTCAAGCAGTGCGAGTTTCTGTGTGCGCTTGTACGCCTGTATGGCACCGGGCCCGCTTGAACGGATACCGTTCGACCACGACCGCTGCCCTCTCATACCACGCACCGTTGCAGTAGTACCGAATATCTGACCGCCACGACTCATCACCTTCTTGCCCTGCTTTTTGCGAAGCTTAATCGGGTGAGTTGCCTCTCTCGTACCACTCTCTAGCAACCGCCACATGCCTAAAGGCCGAGCCTTCAACAGTGCGTTTGCGTGAACTTTGCTGCCACCAACCTCGAACCCTGCGCCGAACCTCGGTGACGGCCCGTATGCGGGTGCTTTCTTCCACACGCTGAACCGCAGATCCGAGCCAAGGAAACTAGCGGCAGATGTCAACACACCAGACTTGTAAACAAGCGCAGCGGCAATCGTCGCCTTGCGGTTTACGTCGGTGAGGTTGTCACCGTATGCGATCATCTTAAAACCGAACGAATCTACTGCGCTCATGTTCGCACCGTCACGTTGATATCTGCAGCGTAGTAGGCAACATCGGCAACGGTGAGCTCACGGTAACCGCCGATCGATTCAACAAAGAAGTTCATGCCAGGAGGCGTAGCGGATTCGATAGCGTCAACCACCGACCAAGCACCATCAGAGTCGAGCATTGCGTCAAGGGTAACGATCTGGTCAACGTGTTTGTGCGAGACAACAACGGTGACATCAACCTTTGTTTCACGGTTCCCATCAAACGTAAGCGGTGTGATGTTAAACCCTGCGATAAAAGCGCATGGCGGGTTTACATCTTCCGGCGGGAACCGGTAAATGTTGAGCCCTGGCACTGCGTTGAGTGCTTGCGCTAACGCTTCTCTGATCTCGCCGTTCGTGATCGAGCTCATGCGATACCGAAGTTACTACCGTGCTTGTACGGTTGTAGCAGTTGGCGGGCCCTTGGTGGCATTGTCTGCGAAACCCTAACAACACCAAACTCGCCAAACCCTGCAACACCCAACGGTGCCGACTCAAGCTTTGCGATCTCAGCCACGATAATCCTGCACGCCTGTTTCACATCAAGCGGCACAGAAGGCCAACCCCACACACCAGTAATCTCAACCGTGTTCTGCCGCATGTTGAACGTTGGTACTGGCCACTGCACACCACCGAGTAGTTGCAGGTCTGTGTATGGCTCAGACATTTGCGATGCGTTGTACGGCAACAACTGAAAACTTGTCGCACCGATAGTCGTGGAGTAAACGCCTGCGCCAGTCGGATCAGTCTTCAGTGTCGTAACGCTCACAAGATCGTTGAACGAACCGAAACCTAACGTGTAGATGTCATCGGATGTGGCGAACGTGCGGGCCTCGGTCACTTGGAAGAACTCTCGCCCGCAGTAACGGTCGATCATCCTCGAGCTCGACGTAACCACATCATCCAAAAGGCTTGTGTCTTGCACAAGGTTCTGCCCAACGTAAGCAAGTGCTTCAGCTTGTGTGAGATAACCGTTTGTAATTGTCATGCGTTCATCTCCATGCTGCAGCCCTCACATCATTACCCTGCACATCAATCACATGCTTTGCAAAGTTGCGTGTGAGGATTACAGAAAGGTTGTCGGGGTCTACGTTCAAGTAGTACTCGTCAGGTTGTAACGGCCCACCATCAGACGCTGAGTGTGGTGCACGTTCGTAGCAGGCTGCGGTGAATATGAGCAAGCCTGTTCTGTGGTCCAAAAGGTTTTTCATGTGTGCGATGTGTAGCGGCCAGTCAGGCGTGTGCTCTGCAACTTCGAGGTGTAAGCCAACATCAAACTTCTGTTCGTTGCCGTAATCGAGAACATCGCCAACCCATGTGACCTCTGGTGCCGGCACAAGGTCAACCACTTCAAAGGTTGCGTGTTCAAATAGGTATTCAGGATTGCCGTTGATGTCACGCCCGCCACAATCCAGCACACTGCAAGGCGTTGCTGGCACCCATCGTTGCACCCACTCAAGCACTGCGTGATGCATCAGATCACCTCGGGTTTCCGCCACCAGAAGAAGTGTGCGACAAGTATCAGCGGCAACCACTGCACAGGTAGCACCTGCGCTGCCGCTAAGGCCATCACAGGCCCTGCAGCCGTGTGCAACAGCCTCACAGTGTCAGTAGCAACCAACAGCTGTGCATACGCTAGAACGAGTATCAGAAGCGTCTGCCACGACGGGTGGTACAAAGCTGCCAAGGTTGCGCCCCACGGTGCGACCATCAACCAAGCGTCACGCCAACGCCCACGATGAGCTTCCATCGCAGTGATCACAGGATGCTCATACACCCTACGCAACACAGGCTGTGCAGTTACCTGATCGATCTGTGGTTTGCGAACAAACCACACAACAGCCGGCACGATCAAACCGATAAGCATGATCGGATGCCATGCCCACACCGCAGCAAACACCGGTGCAGTTTCTTTGATGGAAGCGGCAACCAAAATCAGAATGATTGCCAGTGGCCACAGGCCATGCTCGAAACAAGCAACAGCCATGATCGCCACAGCCATCGCCGGTAAATCAACGCCAACAGGCCGAACAACTTGCGGGCCCCACACTCCAGGCAACGCCAGCAACAACACTGCTGCAGCTGCTGCACGTTCCAAACCAAGATCCGAGCACCACCACAACATGCCAACCGCTGCAACAACCCATGACGTAACCCAGACCGCACGCCACCTGCGCAGATCATCCTTGCAGATGGTAGGTAGCAACCATCTCAGGTTGAACGGTCGTGCCACCGGTACACCACGACCAGCGAGGATGTACCTGCTGGCATCAGGTCCTAGCATTATCGTCCGTGGTGCGTGGTTCTTCAGGTGGTGTTACACCCATTGTCTTGGTATCTGACGGCCAGTAAACCCTGCCACCTTTGTGATGCCCAACATGCGCTGTTGTATCAACGTAAACCTTGTGGCCTTGCTCGCCCGCACGCAAACAAAAACTCACATCTTCGCCCAACGCCCACTCTGAGCCGTCATCACCAAAGCGAATATCAAAACCAAACCAGCAGTTAGTACTACCACCACTCGCATCGAACATCTGCTGCAAAACCGAGCGGTGAATCAGCAGGCAACCTGTGCCAGTCGCAGCGACCTCTGCCAGCTGGTTCGGAGCCCAATCCAACATCACTTGTGTGATCGTCTGCGGGTTATCAATGAACAAGGTAGGTATCACACCATCAGCGGTAAGGATCACACACAACGCACCAAGGATCTTGATGTCATGTTCGACCGCTCGTGCAACCATCTGATGCATCAGCTGCGGTTCAAACACCATGTCAGTATCAACAAACCACAACCACTCAGCATCCGTGTACGTCTTCAAGAACTCGTCACACAAACGGTTGCGAGCTTTCGCAAGATTCGCTGTGGCCTCAAGCGCAACATAATTGTGGAGTAGGCGCAGATCAATCGGGTTCGGTGACTCAGGTGCGTCGAGCGCTTCCCACACTTGCACCGCACGTTCACGATCCCAAACGTCAAGCTCCCAAAAGGAACGCATAAACCGTGTTGAGATGTCGTGGCCTGTTGACGGGAACGCCAGCAGGACTTGTCCAGGGTGATCAAAAGTCTCTTGCATGTTTGTCCTTTGGTAGATCGGGTCAGGTGGTGTGGTGCAAGCAAGCCCACTGCTTGCACCACCCATCCTAAATGGTTAGCTCAGGACTTGTTTGAATCCTGTGGAACCCAAGTTGCAGGTGGCTACTGGGTAGCGTCCTGCGGTGAATGCCGAGTAGCCGTAGGTCACCATGGTGACGTTCAAGCTGGCTGCGGCAACCTCGTTGAGAGTAAGCCCGATGGGCGCACTGCCGTCTTCCATGAACAGCACATCCTGTGAGCGGGTCACAATGATACGGTCTTCATCGGTGGATGCACCGAGGTTCGTGGGAATGCCAGCGTCAGTGATGACCTTGACTCCGGCAACAGATCCAACGTAACCGTACCCTGCAGCCATTCCAGCGCCAGCTGCGTTGAAGCTGTTGTAGCCCTCGATGGCGACAAGTGGACGTAGCGACGAGTCAGACTGCGCACATAGCCAAGCCCAACGACGAGGATGCATGACGATCAGGTCACCTGCTGCGAAGCGTGAGGTGTTGATCTTGCCAAGTGCGTTGTGGATTGCAGCAACGAGGCTTGCGCCTGTGGTGCCGGTCCACGCTGCGGTCTGCACCGAGGTCGTGTTGAGGATACCGAAGTGGCCTCCAGCGGTTCCGTCACCAGAGATGGCAGAAACGTTGACCTTGGTTGCGTACTGCTGATAGAGATCAGCCAGGAGGATCTGGCCGATACCGGTACCACGATCAATGGACTGGCGTGATACAACCTGCTGGCCAGCGAACGTCCGCACTGGAACAGTGAGATCGGACTCGGTGAACGTCTGGTTGGTGACTGCAACACCCTGTGTTTCCTGTGCGGCAACACCGGTTGAGGTAGCGCCACGAGGGATCACCATGTTCATGCCCTGCGCTGGCAGTGCAACCTTGGTGACAGCCTCGAGGAATGGCCGACCGGATGCAAGCGTTGCAGCGAACTGCTCTGTGAGGTACTGAGGTACAACAAGGCCACCGAAGTTGCCGGTTGTGGAACGGTACTCGGAGAGTGCTTCATCACGGGCACGAGCCAAACGGTCAGACGCAGCGTTGTCGTTGCCGAACTTCGCAGCAATAGCATCGCTCAGGAAGTCATGCTCGGAATCTGCACGGTAGGTCTTCTCTTCTGAAACAACACGGATGTTCATGGGTAGTACTTCTTTTCTGACCTCAGCGGCCTTGTCGGAACGGGTAGCAAGATCCACGAGGTCAGACTCACGAGCCTGCAATG